CCTTCCGTAGAGCGCTCATGCGCGCAATCTCCTCATCCTCTAGACCGTACCATACCATCCGGTATGCAGATGTCCAGGGCTGCATAGCGCCGGTCTTGCCAATCCAAATGGATTTATTCTATACCGAAAGGTATGAACGGCGCTCGCGCCCCCGAACGCCGCCGTTGAGGAGAAGTGAAATGTTGCAACAGGTCACAGTGCCCGGCGTGACGGTGCGGCGACAGCGCAAGGCCGCCGACCTCGAAGCGCTGACCATCTGGGCGATCCGCGACCAGAAGGCCCACCGCATGGACATGTCGCTGCACAGCGCCGAACGCGCGGCGTTCCGGCGCGTCCAGAGAGACGGCAACCAGGGGCCAAGCGCCGATTCGGCCGCATGGGGCCGGGACAGCTGCGTGCGGGTGGCGCAACTCGCGGAGGTCGGCACGCGAGTGGACGGTGGACCGGCGCGCGGCATTGCGCCTCGCATGCACCCCGACGCCGAAGCCGTCATGGACGCCATCAACCGGCTGAAGGACCGGCGCCGCCGTGGTTTGGTGCTGCACTACGCCCAGATCGGGGAACGTCCGGATTTTGAGACTGGTCAGCAGAGGCTGGTCGGATTGCCGGCGGAATCAGGGGCTGGGCGGGGGAACCTGTGCAAGATCGTGGCAGAGTGGCAGGACACGCCGGACCAGTCGGACATCGCGCGCGCCTATATGGCTGCGGGCCGCCCCATCCTGGACCGCCGTGGCCGCAGCGACATCGAACGCTCCGAGCGCGGCTTTTCGTTTCGCCAGACCGACGAGGGCCGGCGTCAGGTCCTCACACGGTGGTGCCCAGTGATCGCGGAGCCGAGCCTGGACGAGATCCGGATCATCAATGAGACCTACGCGGAATGGCACGCCGGCATGATGACCGTGCTGGGCGAACTGATGGGCATGGCGCTCCAGGACCACCGCGTTGCCGGCTTCGGTGCGCCGGCTTGCCCGTGGGACGCGAAAAAGCGGTTGACGGCGCCTGCGAAAAAGGGGTAGACAATCTGCACCGCCCGAAATGGGTGTGAAAGAAACCCCGCACGGCTTGCGCCGGAGCGGGGTTTTTCATTTCCGGCCGTCCGCCACGTGTCGGCTTCGAACCGAACTCGGAACGGATCGCTTCCATCACCAACCACGCAGCGGGCGGAGTTTGAGCCGCCCGTCGCGTTTCCGGACGCCGCATCGTCGATGCCGGCCCTGTGGACACCTTTCGAAAGCTGATCCATGACGCTGCCAAGGAATGAAGCGCGGGCGGCGACGGCCGCCCTGTTGAAGGACGCCACCACGGCCGGGGTGCGGGTGTATCCCACCCGTATCGTGCCGTCGGCCACCCCGGTCTATCCGTTCATCCTCGTCTACGCCGACGAGGAAAGCATGACCGGCGACGGAATCAGCGTCCCGCAGTTCGCGCATGATCTGACGATCGTCGTTGATGCGCGAATGGAGGTGGGCGCAACCGATTCCGGCGATGGCGAGGACGCGCTGGATAGCCTGTGCGAGTCGATCCTCACCCGTCTGCTCACCAATTCCGAATGGGTCCGCCGGTTCGACAAGATCTCCGGGATCAGGATCCACATCGGCACCGCCGACCAGGGCGAGACGCAGGTGATCTCCGCCCTGATCCGCATCGGTGTGTCCTTCGGGACCATCTGGGAACCGGTCGTCCCCGATGCGCTCGCCAGCGTCCGCCTCGCCGTGGACGCCATAGACCCGTCCGACCCCAACCTCGCCAGCCCCGGCCCCGATGGGCGTCCGGAGGCGGGCGGCACCTTCACCGTTCCCACGACCTAGGAGCCACGCATGTTCGTGAAGCCCAAGGCCGGGTTGCTCGTGCGCGACCCGGCCACCGGAGAGCCTTTGCCCGAAGCCGGGCGCGAGGTTTCCCAAGACCAGTACTGGATGCGCCGTCTGCACGACGGCGATGTCGAAGCGGGCAAGCCCGCCACGCCGAAGAAGGGGTCCTGATCCATGGCCGTCAGCTTTTCCAACATCCCGGCCAACATCCGGGTCCCGCTGTTCTACGCCGAGGTGGATGCCTCGCAGGCCGGCTATTTCGTCCAGGATCAGCGGGCGCTGCTGATAGGCCAGATGCTTCCCGCCGGAACGGCCACGGCGGGTGCTCCCGTCATGGTGTCGGGCGTGGATCAGGCGCGCGGCCTGTTCGGGGCCGGTTCCCTGCTGGCCCGCATGGTCGCGGCCTATCGCGCCAACGATGACTTCGGCGCGCTGTGGTGCCTGCCGCTGGCCGATGACGGCTCGGCGGTGGCCGCCACCGGGACCATTGCGCTGGCCGGCACCGCCACCGCCGCCGGCACGCTGTGCCTCTACATCGCCGGTCAGCGCGTCCGGCAAGGTGTGGCCTCGGGCGCTTCCGCCGCGTCGGTTGCCACCGCGCTGGCCGCCGCCATCACCGCCTTGGCGGACCTGCCCGTCACCGCCACCGCGGCGGGCGGCACGGTGACGCTGACCGCCAAGAACAAGGGCGCTGCCGGCGACGACATCGACCTGCGGCTGAACTACCGGGGGACCGCCGGCGGCGAGGCGCTGCCCGCCGGCCTGACCGTCACGGTCACCGCCATGGGCGGCGGCGCGGCCAACCCTTCGCTGGCGGCCGGTCTGGCGGCGCTGGGTGACGAGCCGTTCGACTTCATCGCCGCGCCCTATACCGATACGGCAAGCCTGGACGCGCTGAAGCAGGCCATGGACGACCAGACCGGCCGCTGGGCGTGGTCGAAGCAGATCTACGGCCACGTCTTCAGCGCCAAGCGCGGCACGGTGTCGACCCTGTCCACCTTCGGCAACGGGCGCAACGACCCGCACACCACGGTGATGGGCTACAACGACAGCCCGACGCCGCCGTGGGAGTGGGCCGCCGCCCTGTCCGCGCAGGCGGCCAAGAGCCTGCGCGCCGACCCGGCCCGACCGCTCCAGACGCTGCCGCTGGTCGGCGTGCTGGCCGCCCCGGTGTCCAGCCGCTTCACGATGTCGGAGCGGCAGATCCTGCTGTTCGACGGCATCGCCACGCACATGACCGGGACGGATGGCACGGTGCGGATCGAGCGCGCCGTCACGACCTACCAGAGCAACGCCTTCGGCCAGCCGGACCCGTCCTATCTGGACGTGGAGACGCTGTTCACGCTGGCGACCATCCTGCGGCGCATGCGCAACGCTATCACCACCAAGTTCCCCCGGCACAAGCTGGCGAGTGACGGCACGCGCTTCGGCGAAGGGCAGGCCATCGTCACGCCGAAGATCATTAAGGCGGAGCTGATCGCCGAATATTCGGCGATGGAGGAGCTGGGGCTGGTGGAGAACATGCCCGCCTTCAAGGCCGCCCTGGTGGTCGAGCGCGATCCCACCGACCCCAACCGTGTCAACGTCCTGTATCCGCCGGATCTCGTGAACCAGCTCCGTGTCTTCGCGGTGCTGGCGCAGTTCCGCCTCCAGTACCCGGCCTAAGGAGGGCTTGATCCATGCAACGAAGCATCGCGGGTGTCTGCTACCTCAAGGTGGACGGCAACCAATACGCCCTTCGGGGCGGCCTGAAGGTTTCACCCGACAGCATCCAGCGCGAGGGCATCGCCGGGCTGGACGGCGTGCACGGCTACAAGGAGAAGCCGCGCGTGCCGTCCATCACCGCGACTCTCACCGATACGGGCGGGCTGTCGCTGGAAGCTCTGCGCGATATCACCGACGCGACCATCACCGCCGAGCTTGCCAACGGCAAGACCTATGTCCTGCGCAACGCCTGGACGAAGGCCGGGCATGAGCTGGACGCCGTCGAAGGGCAGGTGAGCGTCACCTTCGAAGGCGTGAAGTGCGAGGAAATGACGTGATGACCAAAGCCGCCCCGAACGAGGTCACGTTGAAGCGGCCCATCAAGGCGCACGGCGATGAGGTGAAGACCCTGGTCTTCCGGGAACCCGACGGCGAGGACATCATCGCCTGCGGTTACCCGCTCCTGATGTCGGGCGATGGTCAGGGCACCTTCACGCCCCTGGCCGGTGTCGTCGCCAAATACATTGCCCGTCTCGGCAACGTCCCGCCGTCATCGGTCAAATCCATGTCGGCGCCCGACTTCAACGCCTGCATGATGACGATCCTCCCTTTTTTCGGGGAGGGGGATTCGGCCCCGGCCCCGGAGAGCGAGGGCTGATCGAGCGCTACTTCGATGTGGCGTGGGCCTGGAAGATGCAGCCGTCCGAGATGCGTCGCCTGACCATCTCGGACCTGCTGCTCTTCGAGGCGCAGACCACGCGCATCGGTGAAGAGCTGAGGCGGGCGCAGGGCGGCTGAACAGGCCGCCCTTTTTCTTGCGCCCCTCATTTCTGACGAGGGTGACGATGACCGAATTCAATCTCAAGGCCATCATCTCGGTGGTGGACAAGGTCGCCGGACCGATGAAGGGGATCATCCGCGCCCTCGGCAGGGTGGGGACGCTCGTGGATCTCCCGTTTCCCGAAGCCTTTGGGATGCGCAACGACGTGCTTGGCCTGTCGACGCGCATTCCGGCCGATGCGGGGCAGGCCGGCACTGGGGGTGGGAACCTCCCGGCTTCAGTCGCGGACGCGGCGAAAATGGTCGTTGTCTTCGACGCATCGACCGGCGCGGCCGGCACGCCCGGCGACAACACGGCCATGCCCTTCATGCTGCCCTTGGCGGACGCTGTCGGGGCTCGGGAGGAGAGGACGGACACCGTCGCGAAACTCGGCCTCGACACGAGGCTCGCCACAGCGATGCCGACGGTGCCGACCATTATTCAAAAATTGGAAGAATCCGTGCGACCTGCCGTCTTCGACGGCATCTTTGACTTGGAAGGTGTGGGGGCCATTGCCCCGGCGGCGACGAACCTTCCGCTGCCGCAGGGGAGCAACGCCAAGGTAGGGCCCCCACCCATAGAGGCGGGTGTCCGGGGGGCAGGGTCTGACGGGCGGGTGAACAGCCCGGCGGTCGATCTCATGCCGTTCGACCATCAAAGGACGGCGTTCACGGTCAAGCTGGGCAGCGTGGCGCTGCCGACGTTAAGCGTTTTTCCGGCACTGCCGGGCGTGATCGCCGGGCAGGCCAACGGCTTTGCCCGGACGAATACGGAACCGACCCGGTTTGCCGTCACTCCGGTGGCCGACGTCAAGGTGACAGCGCTGGAGGTGGATCGCGCCGCTCCCTGGGCGGCTGGTTCCAAGATTTCGGCCAACCCCATTACGACGGTCGAGCCGCCGGCCGGTGTGACGGCGCTGATCAAAGGCGACCGGAGGCTGACCTTCACGCAATTTACCGGAGGGCTGGAGGCCGCAACGGAAGGGGCCGGTGGCGGTGTCGAGAGACTTTCCGGGAACGTCGCAGGGGATTTTGGAGGGGCCGTGGGTGGTCTGCCGCGGATCAGCGGCGTCTTCCGCCACATCGGCGTGCCGTCCTGGCAACCGGGCGGCCTCGCCCCCGGTCCGATAGGCGGCGAGAGGCCGCGCACTCTCAATCCCATTTTGCCGGATTGGGCGTTCGACATGCCGAAAGTGACCGTAGCCGCCACTGCCGCTCAGGTGGCGACGGCGGCAATGCCGGGGCCGGAGGGGCCGCCTGGAGCGCCCGGGGTCTCCCATAGTGCCGTCGCACCCGCTCCGGCCGGCGTGACTCCCGTTCTGGCGGCCGGTGATCGCGCGGTGAGGCTGACCGGCGAGATGAACGTCAAGTTCGACGGCGCGCCGCCCGGCATGCGTGTGGAGCCCATGAAGACCAACCAGCCGGACGTGGACAGCAAAGTTCACGTCGGATACCGCTCGCTCGCGATGGGGACCTGACCATGATCCCGTGGATCGACAACCTCTTGCCCGCCTTCTTTCGTGGCGTGCCCTTCTATGTCGAACGCGACGACCTGATCGTCGGACGGCGCGTGCAGCTTCACGAATATCCCCAGCGCGACAAGCCCTACGCCGAGGACCTGGGGCGGGCCGCCCGCAAGTTCACGATCACCGGCTATGTCATCGGGCCGGGATACATGACCATTCGGGATCTGCTGCTGGGTGCGCTCGAAGCTCCCGGACCGGGCTGTCTGGTGCATCCCCATTACGGCCCCATGCTGGTGATGGCCAAAGGGGAGTGCAAGGTTACCCACAGCAAGGACGAGGGCGGCATGTGCCGCTTCTCGATGAGTTTCGTCGAGGCGAAGGACCTGGAACTGCCTTCGGCGACGAAAGACATTCCCGCCATACTGTGGTTGCGGTTGGACGCGCTGCAATCCCTGTCGATCGGTGACTTTTCGCGCAGCTTCAGGATTTTCGGCTTTCCCGACCACGTCGCGGGCAGTGCCGGCCAGAGTTTGACGAGGGCGGTGGAACGGACATACCCGGCCGTCGCTCCCTATTGCAGCGGCTGGGCGTTGCTTCTGCTGCGCCTGCAGGAAAGGCTGCATGCTCTGCTCGGCGATCCGGACGCGTTCGCCATCGTCGTCATGGGACTGTTCGCGGCGCTCGGCAGCGACGCTGCAAGCCGGGCGGCCGCGCAGGCTGCCGGCATCTCCCCGGCCGACATCGCCTCGGTGAACGGAGCGGCGTCCATTGGCGGAGGTGTGGTGGGCGGGTACACGACCGCTCCCATTGGGCGCGGTTATGGGGCCGGCGGCACGACGGCTCCGCCGATCCTGGCGCCGCTTGCCCGCATCGCGTCCTACACCCCTGCGACCGGGCCGGTGGCCGCCACCGCGTTGCCGGTCACGCCGTCACGCCGGCAGCAGGTTGCCAACAGCGAGGCGATGGCGGCTTTGTTCCGCCGCGCGGCGCTGGTGCAGGCGGCCCGCACGGTCGCGGCGGCGGATTGGCCGGTGCACGACGATGCGATCCAGGTTCGCGACGAGTTGGCCGAATTGATCGACGCCGAAGCGGCGCGGCCCGGCGTCACCGATCCGCTGTTCCGGGCGCTGACGGACCTTCGGGTCGCGGTGGTCAACGGCATCACCACACGGGCGGCGGGGGCTGCCCGACTTTCCTCCGTCACCCCCACGACCGCCCAGCCGGCCGTCGTATTGGCCTACGACCTTTACGAGGACGCCGGGCGGGCCGGGGAAATCGTCACGCGGAACAGGATCGGGCATCCCGGTTTCGTTCCGGTGCGACCGCTTACGGTGCTGTCATGAGCGACGATAACAACCGTGTCCGCCTGCTCGTCAAAGACACCGACTTCAGCGGATGGAAGTCGGTCAGCATCACCGCCGGCATCGACCGGCAGGCCCGTGATTTCAAACTTTCCGTGACCGACCGCTGGCCCGGTTCGGACGTGGCGCGTCGCGTCGTCCCCGGCGACAAGTGCAAGGTCTGCATCGGGAAGGATCTGGTATTGACCGGCTATGTGGACAGCACGCCGATCATCTATGACAAGGAATCGGTGACCGTCGCCGTGAAGGGGCGGAGCAAGACCGCCGATCTGGTGGACTGTTCGGCCGTTTACAAACCCGGGCAGTGGAAGATGCGCACGATCAAGGAGATCGCGGAGGATCTCGCCCGGCCCTTTTTCATTGACGTCGTGGCGGCGGTGGATGTCGGGGAGCGGATTCCCGATCACCAGCTGCAGCCGGGCGAGACGGTGTTCGAAAGCATCGACCGCCTGCTCAGGCTGCGCTCCCTCCTGTCCACCGACGATGCGGAGGGAAATCTGGTCCTGACGCGGGCCAGCTCCGACAGGGCCTCGACCGAGCTGGTGGTGGGCCAGAACATTCTGACCGGCAAGGCCGCGCTCGACTTCAAGCAGCGGTATTCCGAGTACACCGTCAAGGGGCAGCAGCCCGGTGGCGGGAGCGCCCGATCGCGGGTCGAGGCCACGCACATGGACCTGACGATCCGGCGCCGCCCTCTGGTGATCATCGCGGACGGGCAGCCGGATCTCGATACGGCGCGCGAACGGGCAAACTGGGAAGCGGCGTTCCGGGTCGGCAAGAGCTATCAGGCCGTCTATACCGTGCAGGGTTGGCGGC